CAGAACTGTTGAAGGCAGTCATCAGTAGCTCGCTCACCAAGGCACTAGTCGAGATGGTTGCCATCCGCTATATTACCAAGGGTTGGATGTCTCCAGCACTTAGTCGTGGTGCGGCTGTGGCTGGGACCGCTGCGATTGAAGGTTCTTCAGACGCTGGTGGTATAGCTGGGATTGCAGGTCCAGCTCTTGGTGGTCTTATCATGGCTGGCGCTGGAGTTGCCGCGCTAAGACGTGGTGCAGCTAGAAACATCCTTGGTGGTGGCGGTGTAGGTGGTCCTGCTGGCCCTATCCGCAACTTCAATGATGCTATGGGCACAGTCTCGTTGTTGGCTAACGAACGAAACCTACCAACGTCTAATCCAGCCAGTACCAGAAGGTTCCCTAATCCCAACAGAATGTTCCCGATTGGGCGTGGTTGGCCTGGATATGGGACTATTGCCAAGGGTGCTGGCCGGATGGGTGGCAACGCTCTGCTCGCAGGCATAATGGGTGCAGGTGAGATCCTTGGTGCTGATAGCGATAGGGAGCGTTGGGGTGCTATTGGTGGCACCATTGGTGGTGTTGGGGGTGCCGCACTAGGTGGACTAGCTGGCGGAGGCATCGCAAGCGTTCTCACGGGTCTCCTGGGTAGCATGGTTGGTGGTGGTCTGGGCCGAGCCGCTGGTGGTGGTCTATACGACATGTTCCATCCGGCTACTGGCATGGGCGCTGCTGAAGCAGAAGCTCCAGAACGTTTGGCGATGGCAGAAGTCTTTGCCACTGGCGTAGATGCGTCTCAAGCCGTACCGTTGTTGACTCAGATCCGTGATGTATTGATCCGTAGTGGTGGCGGTTCTATTGGTGGTTTCAGTGCTCCTATCCCGACTGCGGGCGGAACTATGCCTGCCGGTTCCCGAGCACCCAACCAGAGCTTCGTCAACCAGATGGATCTTACGCAGCTTACTCCTGATCAGGCGGCTGCTGCATGTGGTCCAGCGGCAGCAGCATTCTTCGCTCGTGCATATGGTCGCAACCCAACCCTGAAGGAAGCCTACACCCTGATCACACAGCTACAGGGTGGTGATCCAGCTAGCTCAGGTGGTACCCGAGGCGTAGCTACTATCGGGGCTGCCCTGAACCAGATGGGCGTTAGTAATGACGTCTACCAGGGTGGCAATGTAGATTGGGGTAGATTAGCCGAAGGTGCCAGTGCTGGTCAGCCAGGCATTGTAAACGTCGGACCTAGAGGCAGCTTCCCAGGACACTTCTTCCAGATTGGTGGTTGGGATCCAACCAGTAATCGCTTCAATGTTGGTGCATCTGGTACTGCTCTCAAGGGCGGTAAGGACTGGATGACCCCTGAAGAGATGATGAAGCTTGGACCTCTGCTTGGGGCTGTGTACGGTGGTGGCACAGGTAAGGGTGGAGTGTCCGAGGCAGACATCGCAGCACTTCAGGGACAGGCAGCTACAGGCATGGGGCCGGGTGGTGCAGGTGGAACAGTCATCAACATCAACAACTTGATGAATGTTGATTCAATTGATGGCAATACAGACATCAGGGCATTGATGGGGCAGATGGCAGATATGCTGAGATCGTTGTCTAATGGCGGTTCAGTAGCAGGCCAAACTGGGACAATTGCGCCATGAGCCCTATGAACCCTGAAACTGGTGAAGGCTTCGATGCCGTACTGGTAGAGGAGTCAGAGTACTTCGACCCGCAGGCGCTGGATGAGAAATACCCAGGCTCGCTGGGTCTCACCATGAAGAAGAGCACCTACTGGCAGGGCGATGTAGAGTTCAGTACATATGAAGCAGTAGGTCCCAAATTTGGTCCCAAGTGGCCCGAAGGGACCATGAAAACTGGTGGGCTTGGTACCGATGCAGATGTGTGGGGACTAAGCACCAAGGATCCGCCACCTCCAGGCTATGCTCCCTGGTTGGTTAATGGTGTGGGTGGTCAGGGTGGTACCAATAGTGGTACCAACATCTTCCCTCTGGTGCGCAAGCCTTCTCCAGGTACTGAGATCATTGAGAAGCATGAGTGGACACCGTGCTTTGAAGATGATGGGTCTCCCACTATGGGAGACTACGCGCAGCGCGGACTCATGGATATCACCCTCCTGGGGGCATACGGTGGAGACATCAAGTTTCCTGTTATGCCTGAGGAGTTTGGTGCAGATTTTACTCATGAGTATTGGACACCTAGAGTAGTCGGGCTTGGCGAGATTATCATGCCTGGCGGGCAGTCGATGGAAACTATCAGTTGGGATAGTTTCTTCCCCCGCTACTATGACATGGATTACGTCAATGTTGCCCCTGCGGAGCTTGAAGATCCTAAGTCTCTAACAGCACGTATCATCTGGACCATGCGGTTCAAGATGGATTGCATGTTGCTGGTAGGTGGTGGGATTTGGAATGATCGTGTAGTTATCACCAACTTTACTTACCGTCATAAGGCAGGTGAAGTAGACGACATCTACTATACGATCGCATTGAAGCGATACAGGGCTCCAATTGTCACTACCTCACCTGCGCCAGATTCTGTCAAGGACCGATGGCCTAAAGACCCTAGGCGTCCAGGTGGAGGCATCGAAGCTCCTACTGGCTCCCCTGCTGATGGGGTTGTTACGCCAGCGGAAGAACCGCCCTCCGATCTGCTTGTAACTGTAGAGCCAGACCCACCTGCTCCAGGGCAGGTACCACCTAACGACACTGTCAATCCTGGTGTTGCTAACCGCAATTCTCTTATTACCATCGAGACTACTACTGTCTTGGGGCAGCCAGCCAAGGCGGATCAGAAACTCCCTGCATTCAGCGAGACGTTCCAGGATGTTGTGTTTCGGCTAGCCAAAGAAGGTCCGAACACGTTGGAAAACATGCTGCCACTGAACCAATGGGTGACAGACAACGGCTATAATACACGCACTTCTCAGCTTCCTGTTGGTAGCGGTGTACGATACTATAAGGAAACGCCTCAGACAGCAGGTAATCCGACGGTACTGTCCCCATCTGGAGCAGTGCAGACTGGCGCGGCAATTGTCGAGGGTGTGGGTACTATGACGGAAGCAATTGCCAAGGCGTGGGAAGATATCAATAATGCTATCAGGCCTCCAGATTGGCTGACCAAGCCAATTGACCTGTGGCCGCTGTTGAGTGCAGGTCGCCCAGATCCAAGCACGGTTGTTTCAGGCGGGGTGCCTACGAACAAGCCTATTGAGGTCCCACGACAAGGTGGTGGGCTGCCCCGCTGATGCCTCTACTAACTTCTACTACTCCTAACATTGCCGACCTGAAGATCGGCGAATATAAAGTGGTTGTGGTGGATGCTGACAAGGGCACCAGCCAGGATCTATCGCAGCTGTGCTCAGGCATACAGTGGGATTATGATCTTGACCAGGCTGCTGAGCATTATCAGCTCAGCTTTGTGCATATTGATAACATTGCTTTCAAGATCAAGCCTGGTGATAGGGTCAAGCTGTACGGGTATGCAGTGCGGCCCGTTGGCAGCAGCCTGGAGATCTATTGGGAGCTGCTAAAGCGTATCTTCATTGCCCAGACAACCATTGGTAGTGAAGACGGTGGAACGCTACGTGCCACAGGCTACAACGTCATGTGGTACATCATGCGGAACAAAGACACCGTCATGCTGGAGAATGAAACTGCTAGCCAGTTCATCAAGAGGACGGCTGCCTATTATGGTATTCCGCTAGGTACCATACAAGATACAGGTGTGATTCTTGAGCGCGAGCCGTTCATGAATCGTACTATCTGGGATATGTGGGTATCGACGCTGTCCTATACCCGAGATATTAACCAAGATGCACGCTTCATCTTGCAAGAGAAAGATGGCAAGATTGAGCTGGTTTCCAGGGTCAATCCATCTGGGGTCTGGAATTTTCACCGTGGTTATTTCCAGCCTGGTCCAGACTCTTGGAACAATAACCCTGGGAATATCTTCTCTAGCCAGAACAGCTTTAGTATGGAGAACTACTCCAACGTTGTTAGAGTCTACAAGGGTGGCAGCTCATCTAGCAATAGCTCTGACTTCTTTGGTGGCGGCGGCACGGGCGATGCACCGTCCTTACAGTTTCAGTATCCAGCTCAGGAGCTTATCGAATCAGGCAACGTAGCAGAAATCAACAAATACGGTATGTTTGTTGAGTCTGTAGATCTGCATATGCCTGGGGAAACTGCTCTAGATCTTGGCAACGATAAAGCTAATGCTGAGCAGCAGGGTATGAAACTGTATGCCAAGCTGAGCAAGTTTGAGAACACTGGCACCATCACAACCTTCAACGTCAATACCATGCGGGCTGGCGACCAGGTACATATCAAGGATGAGATCACTGGTCTGGTAGGGATATACTTCGTCAAGTCTGGTAGCCATATGGTAAGTGACCAGGAGACGTCAATGTCTCTGACGGTGAATATCGAAGATGCACTGCCAGAAGCATACGCAGCCAGGCCCCAAAAACAGAAGAGCGGCGATAACGATGGTGGGTTCTTTGGGCCTACCACACCAGCCGCAGGACCAGCAGGACGGGAATGGACCAAGATGTCTGGTTCAATCTCCATTCCAGACCGTTATGCGCTGGCTGTAGCCGCAGGTTTCAAGCCTGGTGATGATGCCATCAAGATGGTAACCATCAGTCTGTACGAATGCGGCAACTGTGACATGGGTGCAGTCAATACTACCAATGACGTGAGCCTGTGGCAGATCAATGCGGTGCACTGGCCGAGATATGGTGGTCCTGACGTCTTAGTCAATCCCCGAATGAGCGCCAAGGCAGCTTTCGGGGTGTGGTCTGGGGCTGGTGGCGGCGAAGCAGGTTTCAGACAATGGCACGTATATCCTAACTGGAACGGTGCTGGAGCAGGAACACCACAATCTGCATTTGACGCCAAGATGGCTGAAGTTCGTGCTCTGGTTGCCAGTGGTGGGAACACGGCCAACACGAACTGGACGCCTACAGATATGCGCGGCAAGCTACCCACCAACCACGAGGGTGATTACGCTGCTAGAGAGCTTAGCGGGATCTCTGGAATAACCCTGCACTACACGGCTGGCCCTGCTAGCCAATCAGCCTATCAGGTAGCACAGTACCAGACTTCTGAGGCAGCCAGGGGCCAGACAGGGGCTAACGTTCCATTCCCAGGCTTGGCTTACACCTTCTTCGTAGAGCAAGATGGTAAGGTCGTCATGGCTTGGGATCTCGCTAGAGCTCCTTGGCACAGCAATGGTCCAGGCCGGAACACACACTACATCGGTATCTGTTATGCTGGCGACGTAGCTCCTAACGATGCCCAGATAACAGGTATGGCGCAGGCTATCGGGTTTGCTCAGAGGCAATTGGGCAAGAAGCTTACCATTGAGGGCCATAAGGAAGCCGGTGGGTCCAATACTGAATGCCCAGGACCACAGTGGCCGTCTTGGAAACAAACTGTAATCAATAGGATCCCAATTGGCTCATGACCACTATTGATGGACCCCAGAAACTACTCGATGTTCTGCGTAATATCGCAGACAACGAGGACAAGCTCAATGCCCTAGCGGGTACGGGTTTGGTCCTGAGAACAGGCATTGTTCTCAGTAGTTTGCCAGAGATCACTGTAGCCATGGATGGCGAAAGTTCTCTGGGTGGGCCGATGATCTTTGCTGAGCACAAGGGCGACCTGCTGGTGCCCGAAGATCTAATGCTCACCAAGGGTGATACGGTGGTCATGGCCCCACTTTCCAAGAGAAAGTGGGTAATCATGTTCAAGACTCGTACCACCAACGAGCAGATATACCGAGCCAGATACGGTATAAACAAAGATAGAGATGGCGGTGACTTTGCGGGGCTAGAAGTTATAATGGACCCCGTAACTCATGCTGTCACTATTAATCTTGTCGGTGGCACCACGAATGTCAATGGCGATAACGTCTTTGTAAATAACTCAGAGATCGCCGAAGACGTCATTGTAGGCCCGCAGGGTCCAGCAGGCCCGCCCGGTCCAGCAGGTCCAGTCGGTCCTGGATCTACTGTTCCTGGCCCTCCCGGGGTCACTGGCCCTGCGGGACCCCAGGGTAATCCAGGTCCAACGGGCCTGAAGGGTGACCCTGGTGCTACTGGTCCACAAGGACTAGAGGGACAGCGCGGCTATGAAGGTATGCCTGGTCCAATTGGACCTAAAGGTGATACTGGCCCGGCTGGTCCTCAAGGTTCTCCTGGTCCGCAGGGGGCAATGGGTGAAACAGGTGCTACGACTACAGGTGCACATGAGGAGTTTGTCCCAGCTAACGGTGCTACAGTAGTCACCCTAAGTACCCAGGCGACACTCTTGTTGATGGTGTCCAGAGGCGGCGTTATTCAGTCATATGTCAATGGGGACTATGCTCTAACTGGAGGTGGCAACACGGTTACTTTTACAGACCCCTTCAATGGGAGCGAACGTGTTATAATCTCCTATGGTGCCGCCACTATGTCCGGGGCAGACTCAGAGCTACGTGTTTACGTTCAAAACATGATGGCAATCCTAGATCCAGGAGGAGTACCACCACCTGAGGCAGCAACCGCGCAGGGAGCCGCAGTGGATATCGAACTGCGCGAATACATCCAGACTATCATGGCAACTCTAGACCCAGGTGGTCCTCCACCACCACCAGCATAGGAGAACTAATGGCTGGCTCCAAAACCGATGCGTTCGAAGCACGCATTCTTGATCACATCTTCAAGGGTGGCGCAACGCCTGCCCTGACTGCTCTGTCCACTGTTTACGTCGCACTCTACACGGTTGTACCGTCTGACTCTGCGGGTGGTACTGAAGTGGCTGGTTCGGCTTATGCCCGACAGGCTGTCGCCGCAGCAGGTTGGACACGTACTTCTTCCAGCATGAGCAACAATGCCGAGGTTGCTTTCCCGGCTGTTACCAGCACCCCATATACGGTCGTCGGTTGGGCTATCATGGACGCTGCTAGCTCGGGTAACCAATTGTATTGGGGAGACTGTACTAGTACGGTGATGAGCGTCGGTGATATCCCGCGTTTTGCCCCTTCGGCTATCACCGTTACTGAGGACTGAAACTACTAGTTCCTCAGGTAATCCGAAATGGCTATCTCGGCGCGTACTGCAACTAGCGGCACCGCTGCTTCGGGCGCGTCGTTTTCTATAACGCTGCCGACCAGTACGACAACAGGAGACTATCTTGTTGTCGTCATTGGTACGGCTGCTACGACAGGACCAACAGCTCCAACTGGCTGGACGAGACAGTACACAGGCAGTGCGGGCACGTTGCAATCGTGTTCAGTCTATACCGCACAATATAGCGCGGGACTAACACTCAGCTTTACGAACGTCTCAGCCCTCGGGGCTTGGGCGTGTAACTCGTACTTCGAGGCTGGCAGAACAGTCTCACTTGACGTCGCACCTGTGGGTGCGACCAGTACGGGTAACAACACTGCGATGGTCACTGGCGCACCAGTGTCGGCTACGGCTGGTGACTATGAGGTCCTTCTCTATGCTTGGACTTCAGCCGCTACTCTGAACGCTGTTAGCGGCATGACGGTCGATAAGACCCAGGCCAATAGCACTACCATCTCAGTTTCGCTCGGGCACAACAACACTAACCCGATTGGTTCGGGTGTGACGTGTCCCGCATTTGCTCCGACCCTGAGTGCTACTAACAATCGCAAGTCAGGTGTCGGGTTACTGCTTCGGCCCAAGTTCCTTATTGGTACTTCAGCGGGTAAGGCTATAGCTTCGGCTAGTGGGGGCGGTGGACCGATTGCTCTAATCGCTTCTCTCGCCGAATGTCCTGGCACGTCCCATGGATTCACGACCAGTGCGCTAGACACTACAGGTGCAAACCTATTCGTTATCGGCGTTGGCGGGATCAACGGCCCCTGGACTCTGACAGATTCTAAGGGCTTCACTTACTCTCAGGCCGAGTATATCGACGGCTCGGGGTTCGGCAACCCTCGTGGTAATGCTATCTACTATGCCACAGGGACAGGCGGTTCGGGGCATACGTTCACCATTGCGGGCACGTCTAATTTCACAGCTCTCTGCGTCGCTGCCTATAGTAACGCAGCGGCCAGTCCGCTTGGCTCGCCTAGCTCACACATCTCAAACCCTGGGTCGGCGACGTCGATACCTGGCTCAATTACTCCTGACGTTGCCAATGCGCTGGTCGTTACGACCGAGGGAGGCCAGGACAGCAGCTCAACTCCGGTGACAATCAGCGCCGGCTTCTCAACGCCACTAGCGGTTGCGGACGGTGGCGGTCGCCAGATGTCAAACCTGTCATATCAGGTCCAGACAGCAGCAGTGGCGGCAAATCCGACCTGGACCTTACCTGGATCACCCGCCAACTGGTCGACGATCGCGTTCTTCAAATCAGTCCCTAGTGGTGGCGGACTGACGACGAAACGTAGTCTTACAGGAACTTCAGTTGGTACGAGCACGGCTTCTGGTACGATCACCAAGGGCACATCTGGTGGGACTACCTACAAGGATCTTACAGGTACAGCATCTGGTACGAGCACGGCTGCGGGCACGATCAGCAAGGGTACTACCGGAACACCTCCTCCGGGCTACGCTCTGGTGGCGTCGATCTCGGGGCAGGGTCACGACACCTTTAGCACGGCGGCAATTGATACGACCGGGGCGAACCTGCTGGTCGTCTGCTGGTGCCAGGCGCAAAACAAACCGACGCTGTCTGACAACAAGGGCAATACCTACGTCCTGGCCAGGGAAAACGATGGCGGGGATCGGAACTCGGCCATCTCGTACTTGGCGGTGCCGACGGTGGGCACCAATCACATCCTGACCCTGACCGGCACTGACATCTACGCCTCGGCGCAGTTCTACGCCTTCAGCGGGTCAGTGGCGACACCGCTCGACCAGACCGGCCAAGCCATTGACTACACCGATGTCATGAGCGGCCCAACGCTGACCCCCACCGAGGATGGCGAGCTGCTGATCGCCATTGACCAGTTCGACAATAGCTCCACGATCGGCACCTGGGGGCCTAGTGGCTGGTCGGCGGCGCTGGGCTTCGCAGGCACTGGCGGCAGCATCCTGGGCTCCTGCTCGAGCTACCTGATCCAGACTGCCGCAGCCGCTGCGACGCCGGTCCATACCCTGACCAGCCCGCAGGGTCATTTCATCACGATGGCGACCTTTAAGGCGAGTGGTGTATCCACTGGGACCACTCGCAATCTAACAGGTAGCGCATCCGGGGCTAGCAGCGTTGCGGCGACGGTTACACGTAAAAGACCTCTGGTTGCCGCCAGTGCCGGTGTAGCTGGTTCGACAGCAACCGCATCCCGTCTTCGTAGTCTGAATGCCAGCAGTGCGGGTGTTGCAACTGCTTCAGCAACATCGTCCAGGAAGCGTCCAGTAGTCCCAACTACGATACCTGGCGTAGCTGCAACTACGGCTAGTATTGCTCGTAAGAGAATCCTGCCAACAGTATCTTCGGCTGGTGTAGCTGCTGAAACAGGACAGCCAACCAGACGCAAGCCCATTGTTGCTACGTCAACAGGTATTGCGTCAACAGTCGCGACAGCTACTCGTCGGCGTAGCTTATCTGTCAGTGTTGCTGGTATCGCGACAGCAGTCGCAACGATCAGTAGCATACCCGCATCACCATATGACCCAGACACTGCCGCCTATCTTGCCGCTAGTGGGCTGGATGCGGCTACATATGGTGAGACACTCGATGGCCTGGTCATAGGTCTCAAGACAGCTGGCCTGTGGACCAAGATGGCTGCCATCTACCCGTTTGTTGGCGGCACGGCAGCTCTTCACAAGTGGAACCTCAAAGACCCGCGTGACCTCGACGCGGCCTACCGGCTGACGTTCAATGGTGGTACACACTCGACAGCCCTGGGCTACAAGCCGAACGCCGCCCCGGACTCCACGCTCTTCTGCGGCGACACACACTTTGTTCCGTCTGGGCCGCTCGATATCAATTCTACCCACCTGTCGCTCTACTCGTTGTCGACTATGGGTAACGCAGCTCGCTGCGACATGGGTCACTACAACTGGGACGGCGCTACGGGCCGGTTCCACATCATCTCGCACTACACGAGCGGCGAGTTCTACTTCTCGATGGCTGCGACCGATACCGCGAGTGGGTCGGGTGGGGATGGCAGCGGACTGTATATCGCCACGCGGACCAGTGGAAGTTATCAGGCGGGCTACCGCAACGGGGTCCTGATCGGGTCGAGCACGTCGGCGGTCTACGCGCTACCGAATGTCCCGGTGCTCATCGGGGGATTGAACGGCTACGCCCGCGAGTACTCGGACATCCCATTCGGTTTCGCCTCTATTGGCGAGGGGCTGACGGCCCAGAATGCAACCGATCTCTACACCGTGGTCCAGGCGTACCAGACTGCTCTTGGTCGGCAGGTTGGTGTATCCGCGATCACCCGTGAGCTAACGGGTAGTGCATCTGGGGCTAGCACTGCTACAGCAACAGCTACACGTCAAAGATCTCTGACTGCAGTCAGTGCTGGCGTCGCTAGCTCGACAGCAACCTTATCTCGCCGTAGAAGTCTGACTGTTGCTGCGACGAGCACTAGCACTACTGTATCCACCATCGTAGCTAGAAGATCCCTAACTGCATCCAGTAATAGCACCGCATCTGCTACAGGGTCTATCAAGCGCGCAGTACTCCTGACTGTTGCTTCGTCTGGTAGTACAACTGCCTCAGCTACTATTGCTAATCGCAAGACCTACAATGGTCTGACAGTTGGTATAGCATCCGCAGGGGCACAGGTTAGAGCCAAGCGCCTTCTTACAGCAACATCGGTAGGCAGCACGGTTGCGTCTGGTAATCTGCAGAAGAGTGGTTCGCTGTACATCAGCAGTGCAGGTAGCTCTACAGCCAGTGCTACGGTAACTAGACGCCGATCTGTAGTAGCAACAAGTGCAGGCTCTACAGCTACACTCGCAACTGCTAATGCCAAGAGAATAGTAATTCCAACTACCTCCAGTGCTGGAAGCACCCAGGCTATTGGAAGTCTAGCCAAAGTTGGAGCACCAGTCTACCGAGATCTGCTTGCTAATAGTGCAGGTAAGACAACTGTAGCTGTCTCTGTTACAGCATGGCGCAGACTTACTGCTACTTCAGCAGGTGTCACTACTGTAGCTGTTATCTTCAAGCACGAGCGCAACCTGATAGTTACTGCTACAGGTACATCTACTGCTACGGGTACGTCTATAACCAGACGACGCCCACTACTAGCAGTATCCAATGGTGGCTCTGTCAGTGCTACAGCTATCGCGAGCCGTAAGAGACAGCTACTTGCCTCCAGTGCTGCAAGTACAGTATCCAATGGCATAGTATCTGTACAGCACAGACTCGTAGGAACATCTACGGGTAATAGCACTACGAGTGCACAGGTATTGAAGACCAGGGTTGCGCTTGTACCTTCTCCAGTCGTGGGTACAACCACGACTACGGCGAACATCAATGCCAGGCGTGTCCTTAATGCGAACCCTGTCGTTGGCAGTACAGCAACCTCAGGATCTCCTACCACCAGCTCCACGTTTATGCGTGGGAATGTCTACAGCTTTACTGTAGCCAGTGCTAGTGTTAGTCGAAGGCGTAAGATAACCGCAGTATCCGCAGGTAGTTCGTCTGCGAGCACCTCCATACTGCGTAGGAGACTACTGTCTGGTAATAGTGGGGGTACCAGCACAAGTGCGGCCATAGTTCGGGTAGGACGCACTGTGACGAGCCCCAATACATCAGTGGGTGTGGCGGGTACCGTAACTACTGGCATTACCAGGATCAAGACCATCATAGCTATAGATTTCCTTGGGCAGATATGGGCGAAGGGTGTGGCAGACGCTACAGCCCTGAAACCAACTCGCAGGATAACTATAGTACCGCTGTCTACTGTTGCGGGTAAGGCGACAGTAAGCACACAGACGCCCAGAAGGTACAGGAATCTTAGCGCCGGAGCTAATGGTATCTCCACTACGCATTCGGCAATCTCCAATTCTGTTATTGTGGTCTGGAACGGATCTACTTTTGCTTTGGGTGGAGCAAACCCTGTAGTATTATGGGATAATACGGAATTTGTCATCACTGGTGATGGTGACATTACCGGATGGAAAGATTCTACTGACCAGTTTACTCCGGTGAGGTAATGAGTCGACAACGTGTAGCCAACCTGATGCTTCAGGATATACCGTGGGATGGTATTGAGCTCGCGGCACCTTTGACGCTGCCTGGTGCATTGCTAGCTCCTTCTTACGTTGAGCAAGCCCAGATTGCTCAACCATCTACCCCTCCAGCAGGGAAGATGCGCCTCTATCCCAAATCAGATGGGCAATACTATGTCCTGGATGCCAATGGCGTAGAGACCCCTATAGGTAGCGGCACGGCGGGACCACCAGCAGCATCATCCTTTATTTACACACAGTTGATGCCGCAAGCCACATGGACTGTCACACATGCCCTGAATGGATTCCCTTCAGTTACAGTGGTCGATACGGGTAACACCGTCATCATTCCTGATGTCCACTATGACTCTTCCAACGCCATAACCATCAAGTTTGGTTCGGCCACCTCAGGAAAGGCGTATTTGAACTGATGCCAACGCTTGGTGCTCCTCTTGACTTCGCTACCTATGAGGCGCGCAGCCTGCGAGCGCACCAGTTAGGCGCAGCTCCGTCATCTCCTGTCACAGGCCAGCTTTACTACAACACTGCCGACAACACGCTGTACTGGCGCGACAACATCGGTTGGGTATCTGGGCGTGGGCTGACGATTCCGCTCGGCCAACACTTACTGTTCACCCCTGACGCCACTTATGATATCGGCGCTGTTGCAGCCAACCGTCCTCGCTCGATTTACGCCACCTCTGGCATTGTCGCAGGTAGTGCCGGGACATCAGTAACGATTGGTCAAGCATCTCCCGGCGTATATATCGCCGGGGCTGCTGGCGGCAGCATGGTGCTCGGCGTCAACGGCGCAGACCGCTGGTACATCGACTACAACGGCGGCCATTTGACTCCGAACACCGACGCTGCAATCGACATCGGCAACACACTGCCAGTCAGGCGCGTCCGCAGTCTGTACCTGAGTAACTTCGCCCAGATCGCCGGGATCACGACGCCAGCCAATCCGCCCGCAGGCTCGTTCAAGTTCTACCCCAAGTCGGACGGCAACTTCTACAGGCTGGACAGTGCAGGCAACGAGTCGGTCTTTAGCGTGGGTGGTGCGACACCGCCAGCTACAACTACAACACAGGGTATCATTCAGCTAGCGGGTGATCTAACAGGTACCGCTGCAAGCCCTCAGATTGCAGCGGGGGTCATTACCGACGCTGACGTCAACGCAGCTAACAAGGACGGTGCGGTAGGCACCGCGAGCATGCGCACGCTCGGTTCAGGTGCAACACAGGCAATGCCTGGCAACCGTACTCTGGATGCGATCGCTTTACCGACAGGACCAGTAGCCCACAATGGTCAGCGTATCACAGGTCTAGCGGATCCTGCTTCACCACAGGATGGTGCGACCAAGAACTACGTAGATGCTACTGTTCAAGGTTTAGATATAAAGCAATCAGTCCGTTTGGCATCCACAGGCAATATCAGTATCTCGTCGGCTCCAACGACGCTCGACGGCGTGACGATGGTATTGGGCGACCGGATATTGCTCAAAGACCAGACCACACCATCTGAGAATGGCCTCTGGATATTCAATGTTGCTGGCTTAGGTCTGACTCGCACGCCTGACGCAGATATTAGTGCTGAAGTTACGTCTGGCATGTATACCTTCGTTGAAGAAGGTACAGTCAACGCAGATAGTGGCTGGACATTGACGACTAATAACCCGATTGTCCTGGGCACTACGGGTTTGACTTTCGCACAGTTCTCGGGTGCTGGTTCAGTCGTTGCTGGTGCGGGCCTGACAAAGACGGGCAACACGCTTGACGTAATCGGCACGACCAACCGTATCTCTGTTGCGGCAGACTCTATTGACATTTCAGCTACGTATGTTGGTCAGACGTCTATCACTACTCTGGGGACTGTCACGGCAGGCACCTGGAACGGTACAGCAATTGGCTTAGCCAACGGTGGTACAGGTCAGACTACTGCCAAAGCGGCTCGTGAGTCTGGTCTGCTTTCGGCAGGGTACTACTCCAGTGCCACCCACGGTGCGGGAACAACAATCTCTATTCCCCAGGCAACACACTTGCTTCGCGCCACACGCGGTCTGGTCGTCCAGGCACAGATTGAAGCCACAGGGGAGATGGTTCTGCCTGATATCTCGGTCGCAGCCAACGGCGATGTGACAATCACCTTCGGGCTTAGCCAGACAGCTAACACTATCCGGGCGACGATTGTCGGCTGATGCCCAAGGTCATCTCGCCACTACTATTCGCTAACGACAACAGCTACAGCATTGGCGCGGCTGGCGCAAGTCGGCCAAATGCGGTGTATGTCGGGGGCTTTGTCGCGGCAGGCCTGAGTCCGTACACGCTGACCCTGGGCTCTTCCTCAGGCGGCGTCTATATCACCCCTAGCGCGACTGATGTCATGCAGTTCGGGACGGCCGGGACACCCAGGTTCAATATCACCGCCAGCGGACACCTGCTCGCCGCGACAGATAACACTTACGACATTGGCGCAGCAGGTGCTACCAGACCCCGTACTGTCTATGCTGCCACAAGTTTCATAGGTCCAGGGGCAGTACCCACTGGAGGTACTGCTGGTCAGGTACTCAGCAAGGTTGATGCAACAAACTACAATCTTGCTTGGATAACTCCTGCTGGCGGTGGTGGTGGAATCACACTACCGTTGGGGCAGCACCTTACCTTCAGTCCCGATGCAACCTACGACATCGGTGCTAGTGGTGCGAGCAGGCCTCGCGACATCTACACATCTGGTGCTGTTCGCGCTGATAACCTGTACGCTAACAGCCGCCTCTATGCCAACTCGTGGGAATCCACGGGTACCAATTCGCGCATGACGGCGCGGATGAACATTGACGGCGGCACCGACACCCTGATTATCATCAATGCCTGGGCCAACCGCGAATCAGTGCTGAATGTCACACCGGCGGGCACTGGTGTCGGTGGCGGCTATCGTATCTACCACGCCTCAGACGTAAACAACTCGGCCTACCTGTTGTCGGGCATCGACGCGACCGCAAGTTATCTCGACTCGAACAAGTCAGGCACGGGTGTTAGTAAGGGTCTGTCACTGAGGATCCAGGGCACAGAGCGCTGGCAGATCAGCACGGCGGGCCATCTGCTCGCGGGAGCTGACAACACCTACGACATTGGGGCATCAGCTTCAGGCAGACCACGCTATGTCTACGTCGGCACCGGCGTCATCACGCCAGTGGTGGCGACCCCGCTGGTGCAGTCGGCCACAACGTTGCAGTTCTATGCGAGCAACGTCGCCAAGTGGCGCATCCACACGACCGGGGATCTGTGGGCCGAGACTGACAACGCTTTCGACATCGGCGCTAGCAGTTCCGTCCGGCCGCGCGACCTGTACCTGGCTGGAACAGCGAATATCGGCAGTAATGGCCAGATCTACAGCGTCGCGGGCAGCGTCCCAGGCATCGTCGTTGCCAGCACAGTAAGTACTGGAGGAGCACAGCTAGCGTCCACTAATACCACTCAGATCACATCCAATGCGTTGTGGAATGGGTCGGCCTGGACGCGTATCACCACAGGGGCTGCGAGCACTCTCCAGATGTTGCCTGGAGCGATGTCGTTCTATACAGCGCCGAGTGCAGCAGCAGCGGTGCCTCCTGCTTTTGCTACCGTCATGAGTGTTGACGTGAGTGGCAACCTGTCTGTTAGTGGTAATCTGATTTCGAATGGTGGTAACCTTTCGGTCACTGGTAACATAACATCCACTGGAGGCAACCTGTCGATTGCTGGTGGTGGTAGCTTTAGTGCATATACAACATTCTTCACCCCGAGCAGTGCGGGTGTTGCCGACCCTGGATCGAGTCTAGGGGCTATCCAAATCCAACCTAACAGCGGTGGCGGCGCGTCGATGATCTGCTTTCACCGTCCGGGTTCCTATGCTACGTACTTCGGCCTGGATACCGACAACATCTTCAGGGTCGGCGGCTGGAGTGCAGGTGCAGTGGCCTACCGCTTGACTCTGGGTGACGGATATAACAATCCCTCGCTGAGCATGGGTGGTACCAACGTTGGGACCAACGGCGTGCTGCTGTCGGTCCATGCTAACTACTACGGCGGCGTCTACTACTCAACCACCGGATCGTTCGTCACCTGGAGTCAGACCGATCACAAGCGGAACATCCAACCGCTACAGACCAGGCAACTATGGAACCGCGAACGAAGGACCATCAAGTACCAGCAGATGGATATCGATTGGGATGACAAGCATCCTGGTAACTACATCTGGCATGAGCCTAAAGCTGACAAACCGTACAGCTACGGGTTCGACGTGGATGAGTGGGCTGCGGATTTTCCTGAGTTGGTGGTCGATGCTCCTGGGGGAATCAAAGGCATGAACTATGTTGGCATGATTCCTATTCTGTGGGAAGCAGTACGAGACCTGCGTGCTGAGATCCAGTTACTCAAGGAGAAACGATGACTCTACCCGTAGAACCTACACCACCAGACACAATAGGTACGCAACCCCGGAGTGCTGTCGAGATCAACGGGTTGGTCGGTACACACTTGCGGGACTTCCTGGCTGTAAAGATCCATATCAACCAGGACCATGAGTTCTTTTCTGTGACTGACCTGAAGGCTGCCCCGTACTACTTCAGCCCGGAGCAGGAAGCTGTGCTCAAGAGTGCGATCACGGACCTGGACACCGCCCTGGATGCTGTGGACCTGACATTTATCAGCCAGATTGTGGGGATGTAGGGTGAAGCGTATCAAGCTTCGCAAAATCAAACTAGATGGTAATGAGCTCGAGTGGGCTGAAATCTTGCGACAAGTAGTTCAGCGCCCACTCGATCCTCAGCGTGGGGTGGACATTGATGAAATGCGCAAGAGTATCAGGTTGCTCGATATTATCGACGCCAGCAATGGTGTGCTAGAGCTTGAGGACTCGGACTGGGAATACCTAAAGAGTAAGACGGTTGCGATGCAATGGGCAGTTATTGATCGTAACATCGTCAAGCTTGTTGACGAAGTAGTTCTGGCTACGGAGGAGCCAGCACTCTAGTGCCTCTGGCAACTGTTCCAAGATTTGAGGATCCAGCATTTGTCGTTGATGCTGTAGATCCTAGCACGGCACCTGTATGGGGTGTATCACCACAGTTGAAGTGGGATGACCCCAATGGGCAGATGTTTATGTTCACGGGTTCTAACGAGTTTATTCTCGCTAACCCTGCCATGGATTTGGAGCAGTTGATCGTCAAGTCGCTAGTTACTGAGCGTCTGATGTATGCTGCCTATGATAAAGAGTTTGGTTCGGACTTCTGGGTCATTATTGGGCGACACCTGAGCGACCTGGCAATTCAATCAATCTCGGAGCGATATGTACGGGAGGCTCTTGGCAACATTGATCTCATCCGCCAGATTGATCAATTCTTTGCACGAGTGGCAGGTGATACGCTATACTTGTCGTTCCGGGTAATTAGTATCTCGGGACACGAGAAAGAATTCAGCTTCGCAAGGACTGTGCGGTGACAACAATCAAC